GCCCAAAGACAGGCTGATAAGATGATGCAAAAATATGATATGGTGAAAGTGGTATGTGATTGGTGTAATGATAAATAGTAAGAATAAAGGTATCTTTCCGTATGATAAGCTCTACGGGTACTAACAAGGAGAAAAGAGATGGCAAGTACAGTACAATATTTAAGAAATAAAAAACAAAGCAGTGTAATACTAAAATTGGAAGGTAATGCTGCTGATACAACAACAATAAGTCAGGCCGGTACCGAATTGCCTGCTGACGGTACAGCAACATTGCGAAGAGCGATGTGGACTACAGCTGGTGGTGATATTACATTAACATGGCTAGGAGCTACGCCTGCAGTAGCTGCGAGATTTTCTGGTAATGGAAATTGGAATTTAGTGCAGAATCCTCCAGTGATAGCTAATAATGCTATAGATCCTACTGGTGATGTAGAAGTTGCCAAAGCAGGTGTTTCATCCTATTCAATAATTTTAGAATTTGGCACAGGTGCTGTTAAAGAAACTGCTCCGGCATAATTAGATGGCTAGAACAGGGGATGTAAATCCATTACAAAGGCAGCCTATTACTTTTGATTATGCTCAGGCTAATCAATTTAAAGTATATCTGCCCATCTTTCCCACAATGCAATGGTTTGTGGTGCGTGCCAATATACCTGGTATTACACTAGGACAAACGGTACAAGCCACACCATTTACTGATGTGCCGGTGACTGGAGATAAACTTCAATATGATGATTTTAATATGACATTTTTGGTTGATGAAAAGTTAGAGAATCTTATGGAGATTTATGCTTGGATGATGAATATAGGATTCCCTAATACTCGAAATCAGTTTAATAGATTGGAAAGGCCGGACAATTTGAACATGGATACAAAATCAGTATATAATTCATCTGTGGGTAGAAATCTTCCAACAACGGATGCTAATTTATATACTGATATTCTTATGACTGTAATGTCCAGTAAGAATAATCCTGTAGCCAATGTGGTTATTTACCGGGCGTTTCCTATCAACATTAGTGGAATGGATTATAGTAGCGCTGAAAGTGATACAACTTATGCTGAATGTACCGTAACTTTTGCTTACACCTGGTACGATATAGAATCTGTATAAATAAAAATAGAAGCAGTGTATGTCCTCAGTATTGGATATAATCTTCTAGACAATATTATTATTAAAGTAGAAGTATATTATAGCTAAATGCATGCAATTAAAGGCGTGAGAGACCTCTGGCTGCTTCGCCTTTTTATATTATGGACTTTGAAGAATTACGAAAGCAAATTGATATTGATTTGAGGATAGATGATACTGAGTTGGATTTAGAAAGTATCAGGACTCCGCAGATACACAACAAGTATTTGCAATTATACACCAAGTATTCCTTACAACTCAAGAAAGCTCGGGACGATTACAATTCTTTGTATCGGACCAAATGGGAGTATTATACAGGCAAAGCTGAGCCTGAGGTGTATAGAGAAAATCCTTTTGACATAAAGGTACTCAAAGCTGATGTGGGAATCTACCTCAACTCTGATTTGGAATTACAACAACAGAGTCAGAGAGTAGAATATGTAAAACAATATGTAGATTATTTGGAAAGAATACTACGAGAGATAACAAATAGAGGATTTCATATAAACAACACCATAAAGTGGAAGCAATTTCTGCATGGTGAGTGATAGTGGAAAAAGTAATACTTGAAAAATTTGATGAAGCATATCTCAGGATTAAATGTGAGCCTGGAGTCAGTAAGGAGTTATCTGACTTCTTTACATTTACCGTGCCGGGAGCGAAATTCATGCCATCCGTCCGACGAAAAATATGGGACGGAAAAATCAGACTATATTCTGCTGGTACTGGTAAAATCTATCTGGGATTATTACCTTATGTATGTAAGTATCTCAAGGAGCAAGGATGTAAAATCTCCTTCAGTGACAACCTTACCCGTCCACCAAAAATTAATAAAGACCTCGCGACAAAGTTTATCAGGTCTTTACAAACGGGTGACCTCAAGGCAAGAGAATATCAAATAGATGCCATACTCAATGTAATAGAGAATGAGCGAGCACTGATATTATCTCCTACTGGTTCAGGTAAATCATTTATCATTTATGCCTTGGTCAGGCACTACATAGACTACCTCATATTCACCAATGGTATCCCAGGCAATAACCGGGTACTGATAGTCGTACCTACAACCAATCTTGTCGAGCAGATGTATACAGATTTTGCTGATTATGGTTGGACTCCAGATAAACATTGTCATAAGCTATATGCAGGTTCAGATAAAGAAACAGAGAAAGAAGTTATCATATCCACGTGGCAATCCATCTACAAACTGGATAAAAAATACTTCAGTCAGTTTGGTGCTGTGATTATTGATGAGGCTCATTTAGCTAAGGCAAAGTCATTGACCGGCATTATGACCAAACTGAACCATTGTAGATATCGTATTGGGCTCACAGGCACATTAGATGGCACAGAGGTTCACAGATTAGTATTAGAGGGTTTGTTTGCGGTACATAAACAAGTCACAACCACCAGCCAGTTGATAGAAGATAAACATTTATCCAATCTAAACATACAATGTCTGGTATTGAAACACCACCAAAGTAAAAGATTTCTTATGCCTTATGAAAAGGAAGTAGCATTTCTAGCTGAAGATGAGTCCAGAAATAAATTCATATCTAAACTGGCATCTACTCAGGAAGGCAACACTCTGGTGCTATGTCGTTTTATCAGACAATTAGAGCTGCTGGAAGAGCTCCTCTCAACCACAGATAGAGAAGTTTATATGGTGTATGGTAAGACACCTGTAGACGACCGAGAGAAGGTGCGTCAATTGGTAGAGTCTGGTGATGACATTATCGTGTTAGCATCTTATGGTGTATTTTCTACTGGTATCAACATCAAAAGACTACATAACATCGTGTTTGGCTCACCTTATCGTAGTCAAATAAAAGTCCTACAGTCAATAGGTAGAGGACTAAGGACTTCAGATGATAAGGAGATTCTAAAAGTATTTGACTTAGCGGATGATTTAGTGTATAATGGTAGAGATAACTACACAATTAAGCATTTTAGAGAAAGAATAAAAATATATGCTGAACAGGACTTTTCATATGATATTGTCCAGGTAACACTAAAGAGATAAATAAACCGTGGAAGAAATAGCAAATATTGAAACACAAGCAACACCAACACCATACAAAATACTAAAAATGGTGAATGGGGATTCGGTTCTCTGTAAAATACTACAGGAATCTGATAACGCTATTGTAGTAGAATGTCCGATGAATATAGTAAAATCTACTATTACGGATAAGACTAGTCATGTAGTAGAGCATACTGGTTTAGAGCGTTGGATTAATTTTACTAAAGATATCAGTTTTATTATAGATAAAGAAAAGATAATGGCTTTTGGTGATCTAGCACCTGAAATCTTATTGTATTATAAAATGGTATCTTCCAGAGTAAAGGCTGAGATAAAAGAAAATAAAGATGATGACATGGATGAAACACAGTTTCTACAGAAGATGGAAGAAAATGCTAGAAGGGTTCGTGATTTACTTGGAGTTTCTGATGGAGAAATGGAGATGGAAGAGCTGTTTGATGAACTGAATGAGGAAGATGTAGAAGCTAGAATAACACACCAACCTACTAAAAGGATTCTTCATTGAGCGCTATACCTATCTTTGGCTCAAACACTGCTGTATATTATACCATATAAAAATATATAAGTCAAGCATAAATGGAAAAAGGTTTGAATATAATTTCTATCACGGATATCATAGAGCAAAAGGTCCGTAAGCAAAAAGAGTTAGATTTTTATAATTCTCAATTAGAAGAATTACAACGTAAGAAGTTTTGGATAGAAAAAGAGATTCATTTAGCTGAATTTATTATATCTGCCGTAAAGAATGAGATTACACCACAGGCTTTTGTGAAGGCATTAATAGAAGCTGAATTAGGTACAGATGAAGATTCTTAATATGGAAAAACCAGAACACAAACACATAATTATCAGGGCAGAGGTAAATGATCCACCTCAAGAGAAAGATGGGGAATCTCTGGCTACATGGATGGAAGAATTGATTGATAAGATTGGTATGAAATTGTTACATGGGCCACATTTTGCTTATGTTGATGTTGAGGGAAACAAAGGACTAACTGCAGTTGCTATTATAGAGACCAGTCATATTGCTGTCCATGTATGGGAAGAAGTTTCTCCTGCATTGATGCAGATGGATGTGTATACTTGTGGGCCATTTGATCCACAGATTGTATTTGACTTCTTAAAGGCCTTTAGTCCAGTTAAAATAGAATGGAAATATATGGACCGAGAGTTTGATTTAAAAACTATTGATGTCGGTTCTTGGAGTAAAAATAAAAACTCTTGACAATCTACTTTAGCCGTGTTATTATATAAGTGTCTAAAAAATAAAAAGTAGGCATTTTATATGAGTTTAAGAAAAACCGTCTATCTCGCCGGCCCTATTGCCGAGTGTGATGACAAAGAAGCAAATGAATGGCGTGATTGGGTGATAAGCCGATTGCCGTATGGTATTATTGGAATTTCACCACTCCGTTGTGAGCCATTAAAAGAGGGTATGAGGTATACAGATCCGGGTGCCACAGATAAAATGTGGTCCGATCCTAGAGCAATAGCAACCAAGAATTGGTTAGATACTGAATCGTGTGATTTGGTTCTAGCCTATCTCCCACAA